ATTAAAAACTTTACTGATGTCCGGGATGCTCTGCAACAAATAGACCTATTCGATGATTATGAAACAATAGTTGTAGATAATGTTACCATCCTTCAAGACTGGGCCGAGCCACATGTAGTAGCAACGATTCCGACAGAAAAAGGGGCAATGGTCAAGAACCTCATAGGTTATGGATATAACAAGGGTTACAAGCATCTTTACAATGTAATGAAGGGGCCGCTTCAAGATTGTGATGAACTTATTAGGCGTGGTAAAAATGTTATCCTGATAGCTCAGGGTGGATTACACAATGTTCCTAATCCCGGTGGAGAAGATTATATAAGAGCAGGGTTAAGGTTGCACGTAGATAAATCCTGGAATATTGAAGCGTTGTATTGTGAATGGTGTAATCACATTTTCCGTATTGATTATCATGATACTTTTGTAAAAGAAAAAAAAGTATCGGGCGATATTACAAGAGCAGTATTTGCACAAGGAGAACTTCATTTTAGAGCAAAGTCACGTGGTGATTCTATTACAGATCCAGTTATATCATTTGAAAATAACGCAGATGATAGTGTATGGCAATTCTTATTCGGGGGTGCAGAATAATGACTAAAATTTGTGGTAAATGCAGGCAAGAAAAACCCTTTAGTGAATTTGCTAAATGTCGTTCTAAAAAGAACGGGCTACAGTCTTGGTGTAAAATCTGTAAACGAGAATGGAAACGATCTATTGCTGGTCAGAAATCTGTAAGAAAAAGTAGGGCTACTTTGAGAAGTTATTTACAGCAAATATTTCGTGACATAAAACATAGATGCAGCAGTCCCAAGTATCATGCGTATCATCGCTATGGTGGTAGGGGGATCAAATGCTTATTCAATTCCTCTGATGAATTCATTAACTATATTGTTAGCATTTTAAAAATTGATCCAAGAGGATTACAAATAGATCGCATTGATAATGACGGTAATTATGAACCAGGCAATATTCGATTTGTAACACACAAAGAAAATTGTAATAACAGGGGGTAATATGGGAGCAAGATCGAAACGTGAGGTTGGACGTAATGAATTGTGCCCGTGTGGTTCCGGGTTAAAAGCAAAGTTTTGCCATCAAGATCCAGTAAAAATTGATATGGTTAATCATGCAGCAGATGTAGCAATGAATTATTTGATTCAGTGCGAACAAGTTAAACAGAGATTGATTTGCAAACACGGGATTAAAAAAGGTGAGAAATGTGTAGACTGCTCTGGTGCAGTTGAAATAGAAACTAATTAAAAGGAGAATAAATTATGAATAGTAAATCAGAGATTAGAGTGGAAATGATATGTGTATGCGGTAACATAGCTGAACCAGAGTATGGTAATAGTAGTAGAAGTAGTAGTGATGCCATTGTTCTTTATGATCACGTGACATATATCTGTAATCAATGCGGTGCAGAAATGAAACGTAGAGTGGTGAGAACTATAAAAACTGAAACTGAAACAGAAACAGTATTACAAACAGGAGAATAAATTATGAGCTTAATTGATCGTGAAGCGACTTTTAAAGGAAATATTATTGATCATGCCGTAAGCCTTACTAAGAATGAATTTCCACAATTTGTATGTAAGTTAGTCGCAAAAGAAATTTATGATGAAGATGACCAAGTGTGGGTGGACTGGACTGACGTTGAAGAAAATGAGATAACGGCTTATCTCGTGCTGTATGGTAAAAACGGTGAGACACTCAATTGCACCCAGGTTGAAAAAGCAACTGGGTGGGATGGTCTTTCGTTCCAACAATTGAATGACGCTGATCTCTCAGAGGTTACTGTGCAATTCCGTGTAGAGTACAGAACTTATCAGAATAAGACAACCTTACAAGTTACATGGTTCGATGCTGCTGATGCTGAACCTGGTCGTGCAGTGCGTAAGCTGGATGCAAGTGAACTAAAATCACTTGATGCAAAGTACAAAGCTATGCTTAAAAATAATGCTGGTAAAAAAACTGCACCAGTAAAAGCCGGAGCAAAAACAACAGTAACTAAACCAGGTAAAGTAACGGCGAAGAATATCAAGTCCACAGCCCCAAAGGGGCCAGTAAAAAAGAAAAGTAGTCCGTCCCCGACTACAGCAGCAGAAATAGCTGATTTACCAGCCGGGCGGTGTACAAAACAAGAATGTTGGGACACTATAGTTGAACTTAAAGATAAAAGTGTAACTGATGAAGCAAATGCTAAGGCTTATCTCGATGCAATCCTGGAAGTCAGTGGCAGCAATGATCAAGATGCACTTACTGACGAGCAGTGGTTCCAGGTTAAAGAAATAGTCCTGGAAAAAAACGCTGCGTTTTAAGAAGCGAATTATTAGCTGACGGCGGTACGTGAAAAGAGAGAAGTGGTGTACTGAAAAAGTGGGTAGCTATAGCTCTCTTGTAGCCCCACCCGTCAGCTTTTTAAAGGAATAATATGAAAAAATACTCATTGTTTACACTTAAATGTGATTGTTCTAAAAGAATGAAAACTCGTGGTAAATTAGTAAAAATCTATAAGGCACCAACAACTCGTAAATGCCCCAATTGTCATCAAGAATATATTATTACACAGATATTGGACGAAGTATCAAAAGTATCAAAGGAACAATATGCGTAAACGATCTCTTACGGACATACACAATTTATTCATATCCAATATTTTAACTAAAGCCATGATTAAACCTCTTGCTGATGATCTCGGAGTCACTATAAAAACTCTGAAGAAACTCGGCATCGGAATCAATCCACTCTCCGGGGCATATACATTCCCAGAACGAGATAATCAAGGCAAAATCATTGGAATATCACAACGATTTCCTGATGGTAGAAAGATGATGTTAAAATCATCTGATACTGTACCAAAATCTAAGCGTGGTTTAACTTATATTCTAAATCCTAAATTTAAAAAGGACGGTAGTAACTATGTCCCAGGAAAACACAATTGGGAACGAGTTTCAAAGACAGTTTCCTGTCCTATTTGTGGAAAGTCGGATGGGTGCCTCGTTCCTGCTGGAAATCCAGCCAACCCAAACGCCGTTGTGTGTGTTCATATATCCGAAGGATCGGTCAAAGAGCAAGAACTTGGGTATCTCCATATCCTACGGCCCGAAGGAAATCTTAGCGGAAGTTCACACACAGTCCTACTCCCCAGTAAACTCCCGGTCGTGGTGGTCGAGGGTATGTCAGATACTGCGGCGGTTGTGGATCTGGGCTTTGTGGCCGTTGGTCGCCCATCTGCTGAAGGTGGTATACCATTACTCCCCGCCTTGCTTCGGGGCAAACAAGTAATCATAGTAGGTGACAATGATGCCGGTGCCGGTAAACGTGGTATGGAATCCACGTTCCTAACGCTATCGACAGTTTGTAAAGACATTACCAAAATTTTACCACCGCCGCAATTTAAAGATCTACGACAATGGAAAAATCAGGTTAGCCTCACTAAAACATCTTTTTTAGAATGGGTGGCGGAGTATGGTGACACTGGTGGCGATCCCAATATTCTTGAAAATGAAGTTGCCCATACTATTGCAAAAACATGGTTAGAAAGAGAGAAATCAGAAAATGAATTACCCACGATACGATGCTATAAAAGTCAGTGGCTTCAATACACAGACGGACACTATTCAGACTGCGATCGAGAAGGGTTTAGAGGTAGCATTTATCATTTCCTCGCAGGAAAGGTATATCCTAAGACGGACGTTAAAGGGGGAATTAACCTTGTACCATACAAGCCCACCAGAGCTAAAGTTTCCGACATCATTGACGCACTCTCAGACTGGTGTACCATTGAGAGTGACCCCCCTATTTGGCTCCGGGATCTCGGACTTCCTGCTCCAGCCGATTTAGTAGCTTTCAGAAATGGACTACTTGATGTAAATGAGTATATCAAAGGGAAAATAAAATTCTACGATCCGACACCCGCATTATTTAGTTTTAATATTTTACCGTATGATTTCAATGAGGATGCTCACTCGAATCTATGGGAACAATTTTATAAGGATATTTTTAATAATGAAACAGATCAAATTAGATTATTATCCCAGTGGTTCGGCTATAATTGCGTGCCAGATATGTCGTACGAAAAATTGTTATTATGTACTGGCCGTCCGAGATCGGGAAAAGGTACAGTCCTTAATACACTTGCCGCTATGCTTGGTAATAAACAATGTGTGTCAACCTCTTTCCAGACTCTGTGTACCGAATTCGGGTACCAGCCACTAATGGGCAAACTTGCGGTACTACTTGGTGATGCTAAAGTGCCCCGTCAAAAAGAAGCTGAGGCTGCTTTGGAAAAAATTCTGCAAGTAGTGGGCGGAGATCCTGTAGGAATCAGAAGAATGTATTTACCGTATCTCTCGCAAGTCTATTTGCAAGCACGGTTTACGATCGCTATGAATGATTTGCCAAATATTCCTGATCAAGCAAACGCTCTCGAACCGAAACTTAATATCCTGTATTTTCAAAATTCCTATGTTGGTCGAGAAGATTTTGCTTTAAAAACTAAATTACAGAAAGAAGCTAAAGAAGGGAAGCTAATTAATTTTGCACTCCAGGGATTAAAAGATCTACGACAAAGTGGTGGGTTTGTGACACCTGAACCAGCAAAGTTATTGCTAAATCAATTGAGAGAACTAACTACGCCAGTGTCAGCATTTATAATAGACTGCTGTGAACTTGAACCACCGGGCACACGACCGGAAAAAGAATACTATGTGATCATAGATCACCTTTATGAAGCATGGGTGCATTGGTGTTTGGAACAGGGTCACAGAAAACCAGGAGTTAAAGGTCAGTTTGGACGATGGTTTCTCGCTTCGTGTCCGACTGCTGCACCGGCCAGAGTTAGATTAGGAGATAGGAGACATAGAGTGTATAGAAAAATACGTTTAGCTAAGTGGGTTTATAAAGATTATTTAGGGGTAGAAAAATGAAAGAAATGTTAGAAGCAGCTAAATTTTATAAAGAATGTATTAAAGAAATTCGTGAATCTATAATGTTAGAAATACAGCAAGATGATAACAGCGTAGTTATTCTTCACGCCAAATTATTTTCCAATCCTGCATTTGTGGGTGATCAATTACATACATCGTTCACTATAAATGGGCAGCAATTTGATACTGTTATTCCAATATCGAGAACTGTAAATGCTGGGGATGCTATAAGAGAATGTAAAAAGTGTGTTGTAGAAAAAATAAGTACATATATTTCAACTAAGATACTTGACAAATGGCTGGATGAATAATGGAAATTAATTATTTAGGAGTGCAGAAATGAAATTTCAAAAAATAGTTACAGGATTGTGCGTATTTGGGCTAACGGTAATATTCGGCTGTGCGTCAATCCGGGATGCAGTGACACCTGCTTATATTCCACCAGAAGTTATAAATGCTGTTGGCGTAGAGCTACCTTTAATTTCCTGGATGCCATTTACTTCTTTGTTTGATGCAAGATATGTAAAAACAAAAATGTACTATCAATATCTGCTATACAATAACTTAATGACAACAAGTATCACGGCATCAGAAGCATTCCAGCAAAAAATATTCTCACCAGGGGGGGTGATCGGACTCATGTTCCCCACTCTGATGGGTGGTGCTCTTGGAGCTATGCTGCTCTCGAAACCTGATGATAAAAAGAAGATCATAGAATTGGAGAAGAAAATAAATGGTACCTCTTAATTGGATTTTAGTAGGGATACTTATAGCAGTAGGATTGTTTGAAATATTGC